AGATACTCCATTGACGTTCTGTCCGCTGGTGCAGCATCCACAGGTGGTACCACAACATCCGTGGCTGGTGGAGAAAACACCAGCGGAGTCAATCCAGATGATGTGTTTACATTTACCGCATCAGGCTCTGGCATCCGAGCCGCATTTGACAGTTTAAACGGTGATTTCAAGACAGCCGTATGTAAAATGGGTGCGGCTTACAAACAAAGAACTGGCAGCAAGATTGCAGTATCCAGCACATTCCGCTCACAAGAAGAGCAGACTGTATTATACGAAGCCTGGCGTGCTGCTGGTGGTAATTTACAAACCAAACCAGTAGTTGACACACCGCGCGGCCGTATATTTACACCAGCTAAAACGGTGGGGTCACACGCTGGTCTGGCCATGGACTCTGGCCAGATGCAAGTGGTGGTCAACACCCTAGGTGCCGCAGCTATCAGTGAGTTGGGACTCAAATGGGGCGGTACATTTAGTACACCTGACGTGGTCCATATCCAATTGGCTGCCAGCCCTAAACCAGCGGCTGAAACTGTGGTCAGACCACCACTGAACTTACCATAAATACTAGACTATGGCAAATATACTATACCGAGGATTCAGTACCCTTAACCAGAGCAAAAAATTTCGTTTGATTGAATTTGAACTGGTTAAGCGTGACCTAATAAATCACTTCAATATCCGCAAAGGTGAGAAGCTGATGCAACCTGACTTTGGTACTATAATCTGGAGCCTGTTATTTGAGCCCATGACAGATGTTGTGCGCAATCAGATCGTTGACGATATCAAGGCCATAGTCAATTACGATCCTCGCATAGGTGTAAACAGTATCAATCTAACAGAATTGGATTATGGTTTACAAGTAGAAATAGAACTGGTTTATCTACAAACAGATCAATCCAGTAATCTTGTAGTTCAATTTGATCGCGACAGCCAATCAATTTCAGCAGCCTAATCTGCCACTATAATATGCTCATATAAATCCTGTAATAAATACTGGATAAGCATATAATCAGGGACAGAATTTATGGCTATTACCACCCGCCAGACGAACTTACTAGTAAACCAAGACTGGAAGACCGTCTACCAGAGCTTCAAAGAAGCTGATTTCCAGAGCTACGATTTTGAAACATTACGCAAGAGTATGATTGATTACTTGCGTACTTACTATCCTGAAGATTTTAACGACTTTACAGAAAGCTCAGAATATGTTGCCCTGATTGATCTGATCGCTTTTCTGGGACAATCACTGGCTTTCCGTGCTGATCTTAACGCTCGTGAAAACTTTTTTGACACAGCAGAACGTCGTGACAGTATTCTTAAACTAGCACGCCTGATCAGCTATAATGCTAAACGCAACACCCCTGCTTCGGGACTATTGAAGATTGACAGTGTAAGCACCACTGAAAACGTCACTGACAGCAATGGCTTAAATCTAAGTAACCTAATTATAAACTGGAACGATACAACCAATACTGACTGGCGTGAACAGTTTACATCTGTATTAAATGCAGCGTTGATCAACAATCAAGTAGTGGGTAATCCAGGTAACAGTCAGAGTATTGGTGGAATACAGACTGATGAGTATAGTGTCAATTTAGTTCAGGGTATTATACCAACATACAGCTTTACATCTGCGGTTGAAGGCAATGTTACTGATTTTGATGCAGTCAGCGCCACAACCATAGATGAAGATTATATTTACGAAGCAAATCCCAACGTATCAGGACGATTTAATGTTTTATATCGCAGTGATAACCTAGGCAATGCCAGCAACAATACTGGATACTTTGTTTACTTCAAACAGGGTACACTGGGGTTTGTTGATTTTAACCTAAGTCAGAGTCTACCCAACAGAGTAGTAAGCACCAACGTGGACAATATTAACAACACTGACACTTGGTTATATGAAATTAGTCCCACTGGTGTGGCCACACGCTGGACTCAGGTACCAGCGGTTGCTGGTGTCAATGTAATCTATAATAACTCTACTGATCGTAATTTATTCCAGGTCAATACTCGCTCAAACGATCAGATTGATCTGGTGTTTGGTGATGGTAGTTTCAGTAATAAACCACAGGGCAATTTCCGCTTATACTATCGTGTAAGTAACGGACAGCGATATAAAATTACTCCTGACGAAATGCAGGGAGTCGTTATTCCATTGACTTATGTCAGTCGCAATAACCGCGTTGAAACCATTACTATCCGTGCCAGCTTACAATACACTGTGGCCAATGCTGACATCCGTGAAGTCAGTGATGATATTCGTGTCAAGGCACCACAGCAGTATTATACACAAAACCGTATGATTACCGGTGAAGATTACAATCTTCTGCCCTACACTACATTCAATAGCATACTAAAAGTAAAAGCAGTCAATCGTTCCAGTTCTGGAACTAGTCGTTTCTTGGACGTGTTAGACACCACTGGAAAGTACAGTAGTACTAATATTTTTTGTTCAGACGGTTGGTTGTATCGCGAAGAAAAAATTGAGAGTTTAAACTTCTCATTCAACACGCTAAATGATGTATACAATGTATTGTATAACGTCATCACACCAGTTCTGGCTAGCACTGAAATACTTCAGTTTTATTACAGCAAGTTTCGTGATACACCTATTACTACCCCCTCTACAACCACCTGGTATCCAACCGCATCTAACACTGGTACTAGTCTTGGATACTTTGTAGTTAGTAGCACAGTTCAGGATATTGGACGCCTGGCCAACAACAACTTAAAATACATTGTTCCTGGTAGCCTAATAAAGTTTAGTGCTGGATCAGGAAATTATTTTAACGCACAAAACGTTATCACAGCAGGTACTCCAACTTACGCTGGTGATCGTGAATACGTATATGCCGCCATCGTCTCTACAGATGCTGGTAATATAGTGCGTCTAAACACTGATCTGCCAGTGGCTGCTGTTGTGGAAGAAATTATTCCAGTGTTTAAAACATCAATAACTGACACTGCGTTACGTGATCAGATTGTGCAACTAATTCAGAGTTACAAGAACTTTGGTCTGCGTTATGATCTCACCACACAATTGTGGAAAGTCATACTGCCAGCTGATCTGGATGTAACCAGCGACTTTAGTTTAACCAACACTGGTGACGCCACAGGTGCTGGACTGGACAGCAGCTGGTTACTAAGTTTTGCATACAACGGTGCCAGTTATAACTTTGCGTATCGTAGCCTGGCCTATGTATTTGAAAGTTTGGCTGAAACCAGATTCCATTATGATCCACGTTCCAAAGTATACGATAGTCGTACTGGCTTAACTGTCAGAGATAACATTAAAGTTTTAAAAATAAATCCCGGCCCCAACGGCACTGGCAGCTTGGTCCAGGACAGAACCTGGTTCATTGACAAGAGTGCCATTGACTCTGACGGTTACGAAAATACAACCAAAGTGTACATAACATTTACTGACAGTGACAGCGATGGTATACCTGACGATCCTGATCTTTTTGATGTGATTGTTGACCCAACAACTGATCCTGAAAGTAAGTATGTGTACTTTGAAGTGGTAACTGATACCAATAACTTTATAAGTTATATTCCATTGGAAAATACTCTAGTGGTATCCGATTATGCCACACTGGCTTTAATCAACACCAATAAAACCAAGTACCTAAATGGTCAGATTTTCTATGCCACAACTGATGAAAAGTTTTATATTTTAAACCATAGCAACATTGCCACACCACTGACTGAATCCACTGATTACATTGCTCGTGTGGGTCGTAGTAGTTTGTACTTCCAATACAGACACAACAGTCCCAACGATCGCCGTATTGATCCAAGTCCCAACAACATTATGGACTTGTACATCTTAACCAAACAATACAGTGCGGACTATCTGAGTTGGATTCAGGATAGCAGTAACTCAGTGACTGAACCTACACTGCCCAACAGTGAAGAACTAAAACTGACATACGGTTCTGGCAGCACCAGCTTGGAGAAACTAAAAGCATTGAGCGACACCATCGTGTACAACAGCGGTAAATTCAAGCCAATCTTTGGTTTAGATACCAATAAAGTTCCATTGGAGCTTCAGGCAATTTTTAAAGTGGTTAAAAACCCCAACGTAAACGTCAGCGACAACGACATCAAAACCAGTATTATTGCAGCTATCAATACATATTTTGACACTGCAAATTGGGATTTTGGTGAAACATTCTACTTCAGTGAACTTAGCACCTATCTACACAATACGCTGGCACCTAACATAGCCAGTATTATCATAGTACCATCCAGTACATCAATAGCGTTTGGTGGACTGATGCAGATTAATGCTAACCCTGACGAAGTTATCGTCAGCGCCGCCACAGTGGATAACGTACAG